ATTAGATGACGCTCAAAAAGTCCGTGGTAGAAAAAGAGATATACTTTATTGTAATGAAGCAAATGAAATAGATTTAGAAAGTTGGGTTCAATTAAAAATGAGAACAACTGGTAAAGTTTTTATTGATTATAACCCATCTGAATTAGAACACTGGGCTTATGAGTTAATTAACCAACCAGATTCTTGTTTAATAAAATCTACATATAAAGATAATCCGTTCTTATCAAAAGAACAAATCAAATATATTGAGGACTTAATTAAAGTAGATGAGGGTTATTATAAAGTTTATGCTCTTGGTGAGAGGATGGCTCCACAAGCACTTGTTTATACACACTTTGTTAAATATGATAATCTACCACTTGAAACAGAAATAATGGACAGGTCTTATGGTATTGATATTGGATTTAATCACTACACTGCTTTTATTGAAGTCGTATTTGCTACTGATAATAGATTGTATATAAGAGAACTTTTTTATGAATCTGGTAAAACTGCTGAGGACATAGTAAATCTTGTCTCACAATCAAGCTATGATAGAACTAAAATGATTTATGTAGATAGTGCGAGACCCGATATTATAGAAAGTTTAAGAAGAAAAGGAATTAGAGCATCCTTATCAGACAAAAGAGTAAAAGAAGGTATTGACTTTATTAAAAGTAAGCAAGTCCTAATATCTATCAATAGTGAAAATCTATGGAGAGAAAGTAAGATGTATTCGTGGGTTGAGAAAAAAGATGGAACTATAACTGATGAGATAGTTAAAAAATGGGATGATGGTCTTGACGCTATGAGATATGCTGCATTTACACACGGAGGTAAAATGGGTAAGGTTCGTGTTCCTTTTAGGATAAGATAAAAATAAATTGTGTGTGAATTTAAAAACAAAAAACGAAATCTTAGCAGAACTTTATAGCGGAACTTTTATAAAGGATTTGGTATGGACTCTTACTTCGGGCAACCCACTTGGTGAGGAATTGAAAGCAGAACTTTTTGTAATCTTACTCGAAATGAATGAAGTCAGAATACAAAAAGCCCACGTCGGAAATTACTTACATTACTTATGTGTGAATATACTTAAAAAACAATACCATTCTAAAACGAGCCCGTTTCATAAAAAGTTTAGAAAAGATATGGGAAATAATTATGATGGAAATGTTATTGTTCTTAACAACCATTATCAAAGTGAAAGCAACTGGAAATGGAACTCACCTTTGGAAATAGGAGTTGAGGCGGTTAGATTTCCAGAGGAGTTAATTGAAAAGATTATTTGGTTTGTTGATAATAAATTAGATTTAGTTGATAGAGAACTCTTTAAAATGTATTACAAAATAGGAAAGTATGATAGATGGTTCGGTGAGTTAAGAGATGGCACTTGTCAAAAGCCAATATCAAGTTTAAGAAAAGTTCAAAAGAAATTATCAATCACAACAGATGAAGGAAAAAATATCTCTATAAGTAAGGATACTATACGTCTTAGTTTAGACCGAAGCGTTATGAGAATAAAATTATATTTAAAAAAAAATGAATTGGATTATTGAATTATTAGGAATACTTATTATGAGTTATGTCCTCTCGGATTTAAGTAATTTTATAGGCACTCTTATTGGAGAAATCGGATTAAAGAAAAGAGGTCTTAAAATCTTACAAAGCACTTTTGTTTATGTTTTAACTTGCCCGAAATGTTTTACGTTTTGGTTTAGTTTATGTCTTAGTGGTTCATTACTTTGGGCTTGTATTGCAGCAGCACTTATAAACATAATTAAGAAAATAGAATATAAGATTATAGGTGGTGAAACCGAATTATAAAAAAAGAGAAACATATGGAAGGTGAAATTGAAGAGGCAGACCTCATAGAATTTAGGAGATTACTAAAAGTAAAGACCGCTGATATGGGTGATAAGAACTCAGCCCAATCCTTAATTAATAAGTATATTAATCCAGGTATGAAATGGTGTATGACTTGTGATGGAGCAGTGAGACAAATGTTTAAAGTGCTCAGGGGTTGGTCCGAGGAAAAAGGAATCAATAATTATGAAAAGAACTAAATTAATGTTAGGTGATAATATATGAATAAATACACGAGTTTAGACAGAAACAATATAGAAGCATATACCCCTAAATATGCGGTAGATATTATACTACCATATCTTAAAAAAGAGTGGATTATATGGGCTCCGTTTAGTAGAGATGAACATCATTTCGCTAACTATTTAAGAGAGTCAGGATATAATGTTATAAATACTCATTATAATCCTGAAACAAAAGAAGGTAAAGATTTTTTAACATATAAACCAGATTTTCATTTTGATATAATTTTAGATAATCCACCATTTAAGGATAAAACTAAATATGTTGAGAAAGCTTTCTCATATAATAAGCCGTTCGCGTTGTTTTTACCATTTAACTCTTTCGGAGATAATGGTATTCCTAACTTATTCATTAACAATAATGTAGATGCTCAATTGTTAATACCAGATAAAAGGCCCGAGTTTCATAACCAAAGTCAAAAAGGTATTAGTTTTAAGGTCATTTACATATGTAGAGATATATTACCGAAACAAATAATCTTTACAAAGATAAGTAAGATTAAACTATAAAATAAATATAAAAAAAAGAATATATGAAAAGAACTAAACTAATGTTAGGTGATAATATAGAATCACTAAAAAAACTACCAGACAATTCAATTGATAGTGTGGTTACAGACCCACCTTACGGCTTATCTTTTATGGGTAAAAAGTGGGATTACGATGTGCCTTCTGTTGAATTCTGGAAACAAGTCCTTAGAGTTCTTAAACCAGGAGGTCATATACTTTCATTTGGTGGAACGCGGACATATCACAGAATGGTTGTGAATATAGAAGATGCTGGCTTTGAGATTAGAGACCAGATTATGTGGTTGTATGGTTCAGGATTTCCTAAAAGTCATAACATCGGTAAGGCTGTTGATAAATTACAAGGTAATGAGAGAGAGGTTATTGGTGAAGTAAAAAGACACGACTTTAAGGACCCACAATATATAGAACAAGGAAGTATGATGAAAACCGATAATAGCGCTATGATTGATTTACCTATAACAAAAGGTCAATCACCATATGAAGGTTGGGGAACTGCCCTTAAACCAGCAAATGAACCTATCTGTGTTGCTCGTAAGCCCCTAAGTGAGAAGTCAGTTGCTGAAAATGTTTTAAAGTGGGGAACTGGTGGAATAAATATAGATGGATGTAGGGTTGGAACAGAAGGCGCTACAAAAAGAGATAGACCAAGTGATAATAAACATAATCCAGTTGGAGAAGGTGGTTGGAGAGTAGGACATGGAGTAGAGCAAATTGAAGGAGAAGGTAGATTTCCAGCCAACATCATATTAGAGTGTTTATGTGATGAGATAATTGATGGTGGATTTGTTAAATCAGGTTCATCAAATAGAACTGATAAAGGAGTTGTTACTGGTGTTAATGGATTTGGTAGAGGAACGGAAGTAGAAAGAACAACTAAAATTGATATTCACACAAATCCTATGTGTCCTTGTTATTTGATGGACGAACAAAGTGGTAATATAAAAAGCACAGGTTCTGTTAGAAATAAAGAAAATGAATATGATGGAACTTCATATAAAGGTAAGAATGAAGTTGGTAAATCATCAAATCCTTATGCGGGTCAAAGTGGTGGAGCCTCACGATTTTTCTATCAAGCAAAAGTTTCTAAACAAGAAAGAAATATGGGGTTAGATGGATTTGAGGATAAGAAACCAGATTATATACCAAGATATAGTAAAGATGCTGATGGAAATATGTTAAGAGCAGATGGTTCAATAGTAAAAGAGGTCATAAATAAGAACACTCATCCAACAATTAAACCTGTATCACTTATGGCTTACTTATGTAGATTAGTAACACCACCAAACGGTATTGTTTTAGACCCTTTTATGGGTTCAGGTTCAACTGGTATAGCAGCACAATTAGAAGGATTTAGATTTTGTGGTATGGAAATGGATAAGGATTACTTTAAGATTGCTGAGGCGAGAATAGAGAACTTTCAAGAATATAAAAAGTTTATTAAGAAATAAACCATAAAGACAAAGAGTAAGATAAATATATTTAATATAAAAAAAAAGAAGGATAATAATGAATGTGATTGAATTAGAAGGGGTTGAATATAATTTACCCGAAGGATGGAATGAGATAAATGTAGAAAAGTTTGAGAAATTAATGCAACACTTTTCTATTCTAAGTGATTATAAATCTCAATATCAATATGCTATTGAACTCTTTGCTATTTTGTTAGGGGCACCAATTGATGTTCTTAGTAAGATTACAAGAGGTTCTTTTGAAATCTTATCGGAAAAGATTAAATGGTCCAACGCAGAGATTACACCAACAGGTATAAGAGAGTGGAACATTGACGGACAAGATTATATAGCAATCAAAGACCTTAATAGTTTAGAAATGGGTGAGATGGTGAGTTTAGAATTACAAATTGCAAATTCACCGAACTGGGAAATACTTACAAATATATTACCAATTTTAATAAGACGAGTTAAGTCGGTGAGTTTGCCAAATGGTGATATTAAAAAAGTTCCAGAAAAGTTTGACGCATCTTCTTATGAGGAAACAAAACAACTTTTTAGAAAGATTATGATGGTCTCCGATGTGAGTGAGTTGAGGAGTTTTTTTTAAGATGGCGTGAGGGTATATTTTACAACTTTGAAGGATACTTTGGAAAAAAAA